ATGTTTAAAAAACTGTTAGAACTACGCCAACAAAAAGCGGAAAAAGTCGCAGCAATGCGCGCTATGTTAGACAAAGCGGAACAAGAAAACCGCTCATTAAATGAAACTGAAAACGTTGACTTTGAAAAGTTGAAAGATTTGGTTAAGCAATTGAGTGATGAAATCGCCCGTTATGAAACGGTGGCCGATGAAGAACGTAACATTGCCGACAAAGGCAAGCCGGTAGAAACACGCGGTAAAACCTTCAGCAATGACGAACTACGCCACTATATTAAAACGGGTGAATTACGAAATCTTTCCACCACCGGTCAAGAAGATGGCGGTTATACCGTGATCCCACAATTGGATAAAGACGTAATGAAACGCTTAACCGATGATAGCGTGATGCGTCAAATTTGTAACGTGGTCCGCTTGCCGGTTGGTGCGAAAGAATACAAAAAACTTGTTTCCGCCGGTGGTGCGGTAGTGGCCCATGGTGAGGAAGGTCAAGCCCGCAATGGCACCGCCACACCGAAACTCCATGAAGTTGCCATTGCTTTAAATCCTATCTACGCCTATCCGAAAACTACTCAAGAAATTTTGGACTTCTCCAGTATTGATGTTTTAGGTTGGTTGACCGATGAAATTTCCGAAAGCTTCACCGAAACTGAAGAAACCGACTTAACCGGCGGTGACGGCACGAAGAAATCAAAAGGCTTCTTGTCCTATGAACGTTCTACCGAAGCGGACAAAGTACGCGCCTTTGGTAAATTACAAAAATTAGACGTTGCCGGTGCCGACAAAATCACCGCCGATACGCTAATTGATTTGTTCTACACCTTACACAGCAAATACCGTAAAAATGCCGTTTGGGTGATGTCTTCCACTATTGCGGCGGCATTACAAAAACTCAAAAACAAAAACGGCGATTTTATTTGGCGTGATGGTTTAACCGTAGATGCGCCTTCTACCCTTTTAGGTCGTCCGGTTTACTTCCTTGAGACCATGCCGGCAAGTGGTGCCAATAAACCGGTAGTTGCCTTTGGTGACTTCAAACGCGGTTACTTCATTGTAGATCACGAAACCGGCGTAAGAACCCGCCCTGATAACATTACCGAACCGGGCTTCTATAAAGTCCATACCGATAAATATCTTGGTGGTGGCGTGGTAGATAGTAACGCAATCAAGTTCATTGAAGTTACGGCTTAATCGTCAAATTCCAACGGGGGCAATTAAGCCCCCTTTTTGTTAAAAGGGAAAGTATGAATAAAGAATTTGAAATCCGCTCATCCGAAATCACCGCAGACAGCGAGAATAAAAAACTGGTTGGCTATGTGGTGAAGTGGGACAGCCCTTCTGAAGTGCTTTATTGCGATTTTGTAGAACAATTCAGTGCGAATGCGTTTAGTGAAAGTTTAAGCAGCGGTGCCGATGTACGAGCATTATTTGAACACGATCACACCAAACTATTAGGGCGTACCCGCGCGGGAACCTTAAAACTGGAAGAAGACGCAATAGGCTTACGTTTTGAATTAATGCCACCTGATACCACATTAGGGCGTGATTTGTTGGTAAGTGTTGAACGCGGCGATATTAGCGGGATGTCTTTCGGCTTTTGGGCTAAAGAAGAAACATGGAATTTTGATGTAGAGCCTTGTCAACGCACAGTGGCCAAAGCGGAATTATTTGAAATCACCGTTACCAGTATTCCGGCATATCCTGAAAGTAGCGTTGAGATTGCCAAACGCTCAATGGCAACCGCGAAGGGAAAAACGCAAGGAAAATCAACCGCACTTTTGAAACAGTGGCTTGATGTGGCGGAGGCGTAGTATGTGGAACCCGTTTAGACGAAAAGAACAACGCAGCGCACCGATGGCAATTGATGAGTTGCTTTCTTATCTTGGCGTATCAAACACCGGCGCGGGGGAATTTGTCAGCCCGAACACGGCGGAAAGTTTACCGGCGGTGATGAATGCCGTGACCGTTATTGCGGAAGCGGTGGCCAGTATGCCTTGTTATTTGTATCAGCTTAAAGACGATGGCCGCGAGCGCGTTTATCGTCACCCGGTGGATTATCTCTTAAACGAGATGCCAAACCGTAGCCAAACACCGTATCAATTTAAATACACCATGATGCGTCACTGCCTATTAAACGGTAACGCTTATGCGGTGATTGAATGGAACAGCAAAGGCGAACCAATCAGCCTTACCCCGTATGAACCAAGTGCGGTCAATATCTATCGCAAAGTTGGTGGCGAGTATATCTATCAAATTACCGATTTAGACGGCAATACCAAAAACTATCTTCAAGATGAAATCCTACATTTACGCCATTCATCCCTTGATGGCTTTATGGGTCGTTCGCCAATTACGATTTGCCGTGAAACCGTGGGCTTAGGCATTGCTCAACAGAAACACGGATCGGCAATGATGAAAAATGGCTTAATGGCAAGTGGACTAATTACTACCGCCGAATGGTTGGACGAAGCCAAAGCACAAAAAGCCGTAAAAGCCCTTGAACGTTACAAGGGGGCAAAGAACGCAGGGAAAACACCAATCCTTGAAGGCTCAATGGAATATAAACAGTTAGGCATGACAAACCAAGACGCGGAATGGTTAGCAAGCCGTACGTTCACAATTTCCGATATTGCCAGAATCTACAACATTAGCCCGATTTTCCTTCAAGACTATTCCAATAGCAGTTATTCAAACTTTAGTGAAGCCAGTCGAGCCTTTTTATCGCAAACCTTGCGCCCTTGGCTAACCAATTTTGAACAACAGCTAAAAGATGCCTTGATGATTGATTTAGGTAGTAACAGCAAGAAACGTTACTTAATCGAATTTGATACAAGCGACTTATTGCGCACAAGTCAAAGCGAGCGTTTCAAGAGTTACGATGTGGCGATTAAAGCCGGTGTAATGTGCCCGAATGAAGTTCGCCGCCGTGAAGGTTTACCGCCTTATGATGGTGGAGAAGAATTCAGTCAAGCATGGAAACAAACCGTGGAAGTAAAACGCGGTGATGAACAAGAACCAGGGGTAAGCGATGGCAATCATGATTAAGGCCGGAAAGTATAACAAGGTGATTACCTTACAAAAACGAGATTATGACAAAGAGCGAAAAAATAACACCTACGGAGCATTAAGACCGATTTGGAAGAATGTAGCCACCGTGCGCGCCAGTGTAGAACCGTTACAAGGGCGAGAATATTTTAGTGGTCCGTTTCAAATAGGGGAAAACATTGTAAGAATCCGCATTCGTTATCTTGAAGGCATCACTCGAAAAATGCGTATTAGATACGGAAACCGCCTATTTGATATTTATTCGGTCATTGACAGTATGGAATCGCACAGAGAATTACAACTAATGTGTAAAGAGGGAGAAGCCTATAAAGGCGGAGATGATGATGCTGGATATTAATTTAACGATTGATGAAATCAAAGCGCACTTAAATCTCGATCATGATTTAGATGATGAGTTATTGGAAGCCTATAAGATGGCCGCATTGGAAGTATGCCAAAAACATATTGGCAAAACCTTTGGGGAAGAAGAAACGGAAAAGACCATACCTTTTACCCCGGCGATTAAGATTGGTTGTTTAATGTATATCGCCTATCTCTACACGAACCGCGAAGCCGTCACAGACTTAGCCAACCTTAAGCCAGCACCTATGACGATTTCCGCATTGTGGGAAGTGTATAGAGAACCGTGCGCTTACTAAGGATTTAGTAACCGATGCCATACCAACCGTTAAGACGTTGTAGCTATCCCGGATGTAGAAACAAAGTAAAGTCCGGTAGATGCGAGGAGCACAAGCCAAAAGACAACCGCCCAAACAGTAGCGCACGCGGTTACGACCACAAGTGGAGCAAATACCGCGAACAATACTTAAAGCATCATCCCCTTTGTGTGATGTGCTTAGAGCAAGGCAAATATACACCGGCAACAGTGATAGACCATATCAAGCCGGTAGAGAACGGGCAAGCCGATCCGTTGTTTTGGGTAGCAAGCAATCATCAGCCTTTATGTCGTGATTGTCACAGCTATAAAACACGAGTGATAGACCAACGCGGATTTGGTGCGAAAAAGTAAATAAATATCAACATGATATAAACGGTTACTAAAAATTTAGTAAGCGGTTTTTCTCAATGTTGAGTAAAACTTACCGGGTGGGGGGAGTTTTAAAAAGAAAGTGGCAACCCTTCGGAACCGCCCGCCCCCTCAAATTTTTACGCAAAGTGATTTTTTAGAAAATAAGGAAAGTGAATGAGCAAGCGAAAAAGTTATAAAACGCCTGATTTCTTGGATGATATTGCTAAAAGCCAATGGAAAGCGCGTATTAAACAACTTTCAGAACGAGGTGATATTAAGTCGGAAGATTTAACAAACCTTGAAATTTATTGCGAAAACTACGCAATTTGGCGTCATTCCGTGGCAGATTTAGCGAAAAATGGCTTCATTATCGTAAATAGCCAAGGTACACAATCAAGAAACCCGGCATTGTCTGCGAAAGCAGATGCCGAAAAAGTCATGATCAAGATGTCTTCCCTCTTAGGCTTCGATCCGGTAAGTCGCCGTAAAAATCCAGTAGAAACGGACGTTACTGATATGTTGGATGAAATCCTCACAATGTAGGCGAAAATGGAAATCTGGCACGAATACGCGAAGAAAGTTCAAACAGGTGAAATAGTGGCTTGTCGTAAGATAAAACAAGCCGTAGCACGTTATTTTGACGATTTAGCGAACCCCGCTTATTTCTTTGATGAAAGTGCGGTAAATAAATTCTTGGCTTTCTCCCGCCTATGCCCGCACGTTAAGGGGCATTTACGCGGGCAACCAATCGAGCTTTCAGACTGGCAGACGTTTCTATTCGCCAATCTGTTAGGCTTTAAGCGAACCGATACCGGCTTGAGAAAATACCGTTCCGCTTATATCCAAGTAGCACGGAAAAATGCCAAGTCCACCGTGGCCGCCGTGTTGGCTAATTGGTTCCTACTGATGGAATCGGGCCAACAAGATATTTACACGGCAGCCGTAAGCCGAGACCAAGCCCGCATTGTGTTTGATGATGCGCGCCAAATGTGCCTACTCTCTCCCCTTTTGCGCAAACGGCTCAATATTCAGCAACATAAACTGATTAATCCGAAATCAAATAGCTTAATGCGCCCGTTAGCGGCTAAATCCTCAACCATTGAGGGAACTAACCCAAGTCTCGCCATTGTGGACGAATATCACCTACACACAGATAACAGCGTGTATAGCGCGCTAGAACTAGGGCAAGGCGCACGCCCGGAAGGTTTATTGTTTGCCATTACCACAGCGGGAAGTAACGTTATTTCCGCTTGTAAGCAGCACTATGATTACTGCGCGCAAATACTGGAAGGCAACGAACAAAACGACAGCCTATTTGTGCTGATTTTTGAATTGGACGAAGAAAGCGAAATTGATAATCCGGAAAACTGGATAAAAGCCAATCCGAATATCGGTAAATCCATTCCTTACCTTGATTTTGAAAACACAATCAAGAAAGCTCGAGGGATTCCTTCCGAGTGGGTGGAAATGCTCACCAAGCGTTTTAATGTTTGGTGCCAAGGAACAACGCCATGGCTAGGCGAGGGCAATTGGGCGCAGTGCGTACGAGATTACACCGAAAGCGACTTACTTCACCAAGATTGCTATTTAGGCTTGGATTTATCTAGCACCAACGACTTAACAAGCCTTTGTTACACCTTCCCTCAAGGGAAAAAAGTGCGGTTGATTACCCGGCATTATATTCCTGAATTTCAGCTTAATAATGTAGCCAACAAGAACCGGGCCATTTATCGAAATTGGGTGCGCAGTGGTTGGCTTATTGTCACAGAGGGCGACTGTATCGACTATGACAAAATCCGCGATGATATTCTCAAAGATGCGGAAAACTTCAATATCAAAATGATCGGCTTTGATGTTTGGAACGCCACGCATTTAAGAACGCAATTACAGGCGGCAGGCTTAGAGGTAGAACCGTTCCCGCAAACCTACCAACGATTTAGCCCGGTGGCCAAAAGTGCGGAAGTGTTGATAAATCGCCAAGTGATAGAACACCACGGCGATCCGGTGCTTTCTTGGGCATTATCCAATGTAGTCATGGAAACCGATGCTAACGCCAACATAAAGCCAAACAAGAAGAAGGCCGCAAACAAAATCGATCCGGCAGTAGCTTTCTTGATGTCATTCGGCACCTATCAACTTGAATATGGCGATCTGATTTTTGAGTTATCGGAAGAACACAAACAAGCATTGGAACAATTTAACGGGATTGATTTATGAGATGTAAACAGGCAAAACAAAACTTACTTCTTTCAGCGGTGAATCACTATAAAAAATCAACCGCACTTTTTACCTTTGTCAGCCTTTACGATGATGAAGAACCCTATCCAATAAGTGAAGTTATTCACGCATTAAAATGTAAATGTAATGCGGCCAAGCGAGAAATAGACAGCCGACCAAATAGCCCGAATATGGACGCGTTAGAAACGATTTACTTTATTGCTCAAAAACAGCTTGATGCCATGCTAAAACAACAGAACAGAATCAATAAGGGGGTACTATGAGCATGAAAATCATAGGATTAAAAGAAACGTTAGATATGCTAACCAAAACAAAGAATACATTTACTAAAGAGCTAAAAGCCCCAATGCGCCGGGCGTTAAATGCCGGAGCAAGGGAGTTAAAAAGTACAGTAAAGCCACTGGTTCCACAATTAAGTTCTAGCACAAATTTCCGACAAAAAGGAACGATTAAAAATAATATTCGTCATAAAACAGTTATAGCCAAAGATGGTTTAAGCGGCTATTCCGTGGTTAAAGTGATGAGGCCAAAGGGCCAAAGAATGGCTAAAATTGGCGAAAATACGAGAGATAAACGCGATCCGTTCTATTGGTGGATGGTTGAATTTGGCACAAAAAAAATGGAAGGTCGTCATTATATGGAAAAAGGCGGGCAACAAGGAATCGCAAGAGCGTTAAAAGTTGCTGAAGATACGTTTATTGAAGAATTAAAGAAAATAAGTAAGTAAGAAAAAGCCCGACATGATGAAATACCGGGCTTTTTATAACACGAAAACATTACATTAACTTTACTTGGATTGCCGGGAATTGCAATACTTCAAGTTTATATTTTCGGCAAAAAATTCCTAAAAGAATAATCTGCCAAGCATTTATCAAGGACTTTAAAAATATGCCTAAAGCAACCTTGACGAAGTTATTATACTATTAACATAACAATAATAAAATATCCGTAGCCCAACGTAGCTAAACGATGTAGAATTATTTTAAATGCTTATATTATATAAGCGTCAAATAAAACGCACCTAGGCTGATCCCCGAAAGCAAGAAACCTTATCTTGTTGGTGCGTTCCTATCATAAGGGTAAATGCGAAAGGGGCGTTTATGGTCAAACTAAAAGTCTTACCTAAAAAATCTTATTCATTAGAAGATGCTGCTAAATATATTTTTTTAAATCATCAAATAGATATATCTGTACGGGATTTATTAGAATATATTCAAAACGGTGAATTAAAAGCATCAGTTTATTTGAGTGGAGATAAAGTAAATATAAACTCCGTCAATAGAAAGGAGGTTGATTTTATAAATGGTTCGAATGAGTATAGAGAGCTGCGACCATATTATTCAGAGTGTTCATTATACTTCAGATTAAAACCACAAGAATTTGAAATTCAAGAATATGAAGATTGTTCATGGTTACATAAAGAAGATAGTTTTTTGGATTTCTACATTTGTTTGCCTAAAAAAAACTACAGTACTAAATCCTTAAGAAAAATAGATTGTTTAAGCATATATGATGGAAACGTTGGAAAAGTTGAAGCTATAGACTTTGAAGGATACTTCCAAATTAGTGGAACAGAATTAAACTCATTCAATGTTGATTATCTGATAGATAAAGGATTTTTAGAAAGCTTTCCAAAAGCTATAATGGCGATTTATAAAAACATAATTTGTTTTTTATACATAGATGAAAACAAAACTCCTTTATATTTAGATGATATATGTATATTACATGAACATTTGATTAATTTCTTAGAGTTGTTTTCCGTAATAGATACCAGCTACGACCAAATAGAAGAAATACAGAATCTCAAAAACCAACTTGATGCCAAAGATAAAAAAATCGAGGAACTAAAAGAGCAGATAGAAAGTTATCAAAATATAAAAGTATCAACTGCATCAGAAAATAAGAAAAATGAATTTATTAAGGCATTACTCAAAATCAAATATGGTGCAGAAGTCGCCGAGAATCCACGCCCACACGTTTATGATCCAAATGTCAGTAATAAAGGCAAAGATAGCGTAATACAAAGGGATTTTGAATCAAAAGGACTAACAAAACACCTCCCTTCCGGTAAAACATTAAAAAACTGGGTGAGCTCAGTCGAATTAGACAATTAATTAATTCAAAAACTGGAAAAAACTGGAAAAGTCTGGACGTTTCCAGTTTATCAAATCCCCTTTCATAAAATACCTCTCGTTCGAACAACTCAACGGAATAGAACGCTATTCCATATAGTTAAACTAACGAGAGGTATTTTTTATGAGCCAATCTCAAACCCAATCTAAAAAACTTATCACCGGTGCCGATGTTTGCCGACGCGTAAGCTTTGGCCGCACCAAACTCAATGAGCTTGTAAGAGCTAAACAATTCCCACAACCGATCCGCTTTTCACAAAACTTTGTCCGTTGGGACTTAGAAGAAGTGAATGCGTGGATTGAAGAACAAAAAGCCGCACGTGCTTAAGGTGGTGGAAGATGAACGAAGCAAGAAAACCAACACAATTCTTAAAAGTGTTACACCGTTTAATTCTTTCTAGCATTAGCGGTATTGATGGTTATTCAATGGGCATGACGTCAGCGCGTAACTATATCAGTGAACTTGAACGCAATCATTTAACCGGCAAAGTGAAACGTACAACGGAAAAGACTGCAGATGGAATGGGGCAATATTACCGCTATGAAATCGCAGATGCCGAACAGTTAAAACAGGTGATTGCCATTTACAAGGCTAAGGGAGGTGAGCTTACTGCGCATGAAGAACAGCAAGCCTACTTTCGATTCCGTTAAAAGAAAAACGCCGCAAGGCTCAACCCAAGCGGCGCATTCCCCTACCTTAAGAATCACTCAGAAGGTAGATAACCTAAATTACATGAGAGCGGAAACTGCGGAACACACTTTGAACGCTAATGAATGATTTTAGCGACCATGAGCCAAACACAAAGCACATGCCACGTTTCCCGATCTAAATCCATAAAAGGAATGAGAATGAATTTAAATCACGTTAATTATAAACAACATGAAAATAATTACAACAACTTTCACTTTACAAAGCGCAGTCAAATTTGCGAGTATATTCCTGCCTTAGCAAAATCTAAGGTCAGCCGTGGAAAGCTGAATTATTTACTGGCGAACGATAGCACGCCTTTTAACCGTGCTTTTTTTGTTCGTAACATTCGCACACCTCAAGAATTTGCGGATTTTGTTTTATTTAATCTAAAAATTCATTCAATGGTAGAGCGTAGCGGGCAACCCTTAGCGGTTGGCTGCTTTCCAGTAAAGGCAGTTTTCCACCCTGTTACGTTCTACCGCCCGACCGTGGAAAGTCTAGCGGTAGTTTCTAAAAATCTTTTACTGGAAACTACGCAAATGTATCAATTCATTTTTGCGGCTATTCGCCGTACCGATTTATCTAATCAGATTCAAAAGATCCGTATCACTGCCGACACAGAACAAGCGGCACGCGCCCAATTCGCCCGTGATTTTGTTCTTGTACTTACCGGCAAAATCAATCTTCAAAACACCGTGAAAAACGACCGCACTTTTGCGGCAATCTCTAGTGATTCTATGGAGGTGGCTCATGCGTAATGAAGAAATTACCAAAGCACTTGAAGGATTGTGGGAAGCTCAAGCGATTTCAGAACTAATTAGCAAAGGCAATGGAACGATTGATAAGGTTGATCGCGCCACCTATGAAGCCGCCTTCCGTGCCGTATCAAAATTAATCCTCACTTCTGTAATGTCGTTAGAAGAAGAGCTTTAGGGGGACAAAATCATGAAGAAATTAGACGCAATGGACGAAATCACAAAAAATCTTTCTCAAGCGGAAGCTATTTTGCTGATGGTGGATAACAACACAAGGGAGAAAGCATTAAGCGATTCACTTTGGGCGGTGCGTGATCTGATTGTGCGGACTAAAGACGCAGTGAATGTACTTTGGGAGAGCGGAAATGAAAGCAAATAACAAGCTCAAAATTGAGCCGGTTAACCAGTCCAATTTTGGTCTGGTTAAAAATCCCGCAAAACTCAAATTTGAGCAGACCAACGGGCGAAAAAATTCGCCGGTTAACCAATCCAATTTTGGTTTGGTTAAAAATCCGCAATCAGAGAGCTATAGCGAGCCTAAAAAGAAACTCTCATTTAACCCATTACACGCGGAATATGCGCAAATCAGTCGCCAATTTAAGTTAATCCATGATAGTAACCGGAAATGCCTTGAAGTTTACCCGGACGACTTCCACCACAAACTAAAAATGCGTGGGGAATGTGTTGATTTAGTGGAACGGTTGAAAGGTGGTGGAAAGTTATTTAACGAATTGGCGAAAGCTGCCGATTTAACAAAAGAACAGACCGCACTTTTAAAGGACTTCAATCAGGCAAACGGCTATTTAATTTCTAAATTTGCCGAAGTAGTAACACAAATTGAACAATTACAGGTGGTGGCAAATGCGTAAGTTAAAAACCAAAGTAAGCAAGAAGCGCCCTAGCCTATTTGAGGAAGAACGCTTGCCGGATTGGGAACAGTTGGTAAAAGCCATTAAACAGACTGAATTTTATCTTAGCTTTGCCAAAGACTACATTCACAACGGACATTTAAAAGGCGCAACAGACGCGCTGAAATCAATTAAACGAGCAACTACAGCAGGATTGAAAATAACGGGGGTGAAATAATGGATCTCAATCAAAAAATGGATTATTCCAAACTAAATGCCGTTGAATTGAATGCGATTTCAATCAGTCATCAGAACATGGGAAAACGTAAAGATGAAGCCTTTAATTCGTCTTTCCCTTATACCACCGAAGCAATTTTGGCATTAGCCGAACAGTTTATTGATTATCCCGCTGAATATCTCGACGGGCTAAAAATCATTCATGATGAACTACTGGCTATCAATAAGTATTTATTAGCAATGGCACCGAAGCCACCTTCACCCGATCCGGAAGAAGTAGCGGCGGAATTATTCAATGATGAACTGATAGATAGTTTATTAAAACATTGTGTAGTGAATTCCTTGGTAAGCGCGTTTTCCTATTTTCAAAAAACAGTCGCCATGCGTATTCATATAATTGAGAAAAGCGCAGTTGAGGGGGTAAATCATGGCCCGCTTAATTAATGCACCACATTTAGCGGATCAACCGAAAGAACCTTTTTCCGCATTAATCATTCTTGCCGGGCGTAAAGCTTGGCAAGCATGGAACAAGGGAAAAGGCGAAGAATGGTTATTGTTGTGTTCGTTGGTGGAAGGTATGGACGCTAGACAAAAGCCGGTGATTCTTGCCGAACAGCAGCTTGAAGATGTTTCAGGAATAAAAATAGCTGATTCAGAACAACGCGAAATCATGCTTTTCCAATATGGCGAATTAGAACCAACAGAAATCACCGGTATTTGCCATAATCTAGCAAAGCATACCAAGGCGGAAAATGTTGTTTTATATGATGGCGCCGCGCAGATGAAGGAAAATCTAAGTGGTTATATCCAACGCTTACGCACGGATAAAAGTGCGGTAGAAATTGCGGATAAAATTGCTCCGCCGCCGAAATTGAAAGAAAAGGACGGAACTAACGTAAAAGCCCGGGCATTCGTAAAATGGTTGAATCTAGATATTGCTCAACACAGTTTAGATAAGGAGCTTTATCATTACACCGGCGCAAATTGGGAGATTCTACCAAGATCGGAATTGGAGGTTAAAGCCGTTCAGTTTTACGATGAACAGGAATTTACTTATAGCGCCCGTTCTATTGATTCAATGATTGATACAGCGAAGATTCAAGCGGCCAAAATGGGTGAGCAATCCAAGGAGCTATTAGCCTTTAAAAACGGCGTATTAAATCGTTCGACCTTGGAATTTAGTCCACATTGCCGGGAAAACTGGCTAACCTCCTTTATTCCGCACGATTACACGAATCAGGAAGAAAATACACTGCACTTTGATAGTTGGTTGAATTTTGTTGCTGATAGCAAGGAAGATAAAAAGCAAGCAATCTTGGGCGCGCTTTACGCGATTTTAACGAATCGCCATAACTGGCAATTATTCTTTGAAGTAACCGGCGATGGTGGCAGCGGAAAATCGGTATTTGCGCAAATTGCCACAATGTTAGCCGGTGAACAAAACACCGAAAGCGGGCGATTAGTCGATTTAGACGAACCGCGCGGCCGTGAAAACTTTGTGAATAAAACGCTCATTCTATGCCCGGAACAATCCCGCTATGGTGGTGATGGTGGCGGACTAAAAAGCATTAGTGCGGGGGATTTAGTCAATATCGATCCGAAGCACAAAAGCAAGTTTAAAGCAGTCATTCCCGCGATTGTGCTAATCGTAAACAATGAGCCGACACGCTTCACAGAAAGAAACGGAGGTATTGAACGCCGCAGAGTGATTTTTCACTTTGATAAGGTGGTGCCGGAAAGTAAACGCGATCCGCACTTAATGGAGAAGATAGAAGCTGAAGCAGGCGGAATTATTTATAAACTGATTCAGGCTTTTAAAAATCCGTTGGACGCAAAGAAAGCGTTAATCCAACAACAGGAAAGCGCTGAAGCGTTAGAAATCAAAATGAACTCCGATCATTTAACGGTGTTTTGTAGTTATTTCCTAACCTCCCAAGAAAGTAACGGGCTAGGAATTGGCAACACGAAAACCGGATTTCCAAGAACGCACCTTTACCCTGCTTACTTGGTATTTACTGAAGCCAATAATATTCAAAATGCTTTAACACTGAATAACTTTACCGAATCATTAAGACAAGGATTGGCACAGCACAAAAATAAATATCCATACACCCGCAGGCGAATTACTTCCGGTGCGGAAAAAGGAAGATATATCACTAACGTACACTTTAAAGACTTTGACGAGTTTTATAATGAGTACATAAAATCAAATATATAGTGAAAGGCGCGGCATAAAAACCGCGCTTTTTTTATCTAAAAAGGTGAATGCCAAGGTGAACAACACCGACTTCCCCTTCACCTTATAACCAATTGAAAAACAAAGAAAAAGCAATCGGTGAACGAGTGAAGGCAGTTTTTAAATATTTTCCACGCACATCACTTTTAACGTTCACATTGTTCTACATAATCGCCCCAAAGTTGCATCACCGGCTTGCGTTGTTCAAGGAAATCAGCCCTATCGTAAATCTTGCCTGTTTGCGTACCCGTCTTATGAGAAATACACATTTCAGCCACTTCATAATCAATACGCTGATCGGCTAAATAAGTGCGTCCGATTGTTCTTAATCCATGAGCAGTTTGTTTATTCTTGTAGCCCAAATCGACTAGCATTTTATTGATTGTTTGACTGCTCATTGGTTGGTTAGACTTAATCCAACTTTGAAAAACATATTCGCTTTTCACAGATATACTTTTCATTTTGTTTAGAATTTCCATAGCTTGGGAAGAAAGGGGAATTACAAAAGGATGTCTTTTCTTCATTCTGTTAGCCGGGATAGTCCATAAAGATTTTTTAAAATCAATTTCAGACCATGTAGCGTTACTTGCTTCAGCAGGTCGTACCATGGTTAATAACTGAAATTTGAATAATAACTTTGTTTGAATGGCCGCACTGGAATACATCACGGCTTTTATTAATTCCGGTAGTTCTTTTGGTGTTATTGCCGGGTTGTTGGTGGATTTTCCAAAGTTAAATACTTCATTGATTCGTAAGCAAGGATTAAAGGCAATTAGGCCGTAGTTTACAGCGAAATTAAGTACTTCATTCAATAGCCGAATAGTGCGCTTTAATGTATCGCCCTTGCCTTGGTTATAGAGTGATTCTAATGCTTCAATAACAACCTTTGGCAAGATTTCATTTATCGGCATATCACCAATAAAAGGAAACAAATAGATTTCCATGCGGCGCCAATCTTTTTTTAATGTTTCAGCTTCAACTTTTTGAACCTTTTTGGCTTTCCAACGATTAGCGACAGATAGCAAACTATTTTCTATATGCTCAATAGCGGCTTTTTGTTCTTGTTCTTTGTGTTCTTGTGGATCTATGCCTTGGGCCAACAAAGAGCGATATTCTTCACGAATAGAACGGGCTTGAGCTAAAGATAAAGCGGGATAAGTTCCTAAAGAAACTTTAGTACGTTTTTTAGTAAGTGGGCGGATATAGTTAAAACGCCATGATTTAACGCCGGTAGGCAAGACTAATAGAAATAATCCGTAGCCATCAGTAAGGGTGTATTCTTTGGCTTTTGGCTTAGATCTTTCTACTTCGGTATTGGTTAGAGGTTTAGTAATTTTAGGCAT